TATGCAATTTCAGCTAGTACAGATTGGTTACCTTGATATGATGGCGATATGTGGAATTTGCGTTGGTGGTGGACCGGCGGCGGCACTACATATAATACCAGTGATAATTTGGATACAACGTATTATGTACAAGTGCAAAAAGCTAGCGACTATATTACAGGTAAAATAATACACCGAGCTAGTGCATCAATTACTCCCAATTGGCCTAATCATTATACATATTGGAGTGCTAATGGCAATATATCACAAGTACGGCGTACAGTGAATATTGGCGGTAATGCCAATATGGTTGGATATACTAAATTTCCATTTAAAGTATCTAGTTCAAACATGTATGTACAAGAATATCGTGAATGGTTAGAAGAATTAGATCAAAATACATTTGATATACATACACTTAATCCGACTAGTTATGTATCATCATTAAGCGCGACCGGCAGTTATAATACATTAGTACGTCATTATCCATTTGGTAGTGATTTAAACGCAGTTGATCATAGTACTAGTTTAGTTATTACATCAAGTCATCCAGCCAGTCATATTATAACAAACTTTTCAATTGATACCACTACAAATACTGGATTAACTATTGGCGGTAATTCATATGCGTTTGCTGCATATAGCGGATCATTGGTATCAACATTTAATACTGCTGAGGACACAGAACGTGGCCAATATGTACCAAATAATGAAACATACTATATTGACGGCGTATCATTGGGAGGTCAATTACCTAGGTCTAAAAAAATACGTTTAGAAGATAACTTTTTAATACGTAGACTATCACCAACAAATACAGCAGAACGGTCAAGCTTTGATTATGCACCAATAGATACAAATCGTTTAGGTTTATTCTATAGCCAAGCCGATCAAGTTAATAAGGATATTTTTGATCATATTGGAGATATTGCATTAGATGATTATGTTGGCAATCCTAATGATGAATTTGATTATCAATATCCGCAATTGCGTGGGTTTAGTAACGAATATTGGAAAAAGTATACTAACCGTAATGATATAAATGCATATATACGAGTATTTAGTCAATTTGATTTCACATTATTCAATCAGATAAAACAATTACTGCCAGCCCGAGTTGATGAAGCCATGGGTCTTTTGGTTGAACCACATGCATTAGAACGTAATAAGATTGCTTTAACAAAACGAATTGCTGTAGAAAATCCTCAATATGAAGTAACATTTACTGGATTACAGCCAACTGCTAGCTCAGAATACCTACCAGAATATACCGCATCAATATCAACAAGTTATATTGTATCGGCCGATAGTATTTATCATTCTGGTAGTAATGGTTACGCCGATACTGGTAATACATTGGCTAATATTATATTACGTGATCATGTAGTACCGACAAGTTATTTAACAGAAGAAGTTCCAATTGATCAAATAGGTAATACAATAACTCCAGCATTACTAACTAATTTTTATAAATTAAATGCAGGGTTAGCACGTGAAAACGGCATCGATGGTGCCATATGGTATTTAAAATTACCTTACATAGATAATTATCTGCAGACTACAACAGCGTCATTAGCTGTCAATGATTATACATCTGAGTTAATCACAATGTATAATGTTTTTAATCATAATGATATTAGTTATAATACTATTAACGTGACCATGGATTATGAAGACTCAGGCGGCAGCGATAGCACGATTAAAACTAGGTGTTCATTGTGTTTAGTAGATTCCAATGATAATATAATAAGCTATCTATCTAATTTAAGTTCAGATGTAGTATTTAATAGCGGCTTATCGGATCCGATATTATATTCATTTACTAATACATACATACCTGCTTATACATACAAATTGGGCATTGCCATAAATGTATACAATGCTGGTCCAGATGATGCAATTACATTGGTTATAAATTCTATGAATATTACATTGAATTTAGAAAAAGTATATACATCTGCTATACGACCGGAAATTGATGATCAAATTATAACTCCAGGCTATTTTAAGAAAGTATTTTATTACTCTGGTAGTATTAATACCTCAGATAAAATACTTAAAAATGCTTATCATGCCACTAGCCAATCATTGGGTTTATATTATAGTTCTAGTTTAGAACCTGTTAATTTTCAAAATGATGAAGTACTACAATACATAAACCCTAGATATGAAGGATGTCGTTTAGTAGGCCCAGATATCAATGTAAACTCAAATATTGCAGCAATTGGAAATAGTCCAGTAATTGAGGTTTATGAAACAAATGCTAATCAATTAATTTTTACAAATACGCCGGTGAATCGTAGTACTGGTAATAATCGCGAGCCTGGTAATTTAACAATTAGGTAAAATTATCTATTGATATATTTATTAAAAAGATAGGAATATTATGGGATACTTAAATAATTCTACAATAACAGTTGATGCCATTCTTACCAAGAAAGGCCGTGAACTTTTAGCACGTGGAAGAGATGAATTTAAAATTACTCAATTTGCTTTGAGCGATGATGAAATTGATTATGATTTATATAATACAGAACATCCGTTAGGAACAGCGTATTATGGCGCGGCTATTGAAAATATGCCAATCATCGAAGCTATTCCTGATGAGACTCAAATGATGAAATATAAATTAGTTACATTACCAAAAGGAACAGCTAGAATACCAGTAGTAGATGCTGGATTAACTGTATTAAATTTACAAGGACGTCAAACTGCTCTTATTTCTCCAACTACTGTTAACTTTACTAATGGTAATGCGCAATATGGATACACTGCAATTTTAAGTGATTCGGATGTCGCTGAAATTAGAGTTATATCAGCAGCTGCTAATCAAGCAGGAGCACCAACTGTGGCTCAATTTATTGGTGATTCCGAAGCAGCTCAAAGTGTTACTGTTTCTGGTATGCAATTTGAAATTGTTGCAAAAGAACAATTGTTATCAAGTAAAACTGCTACATTGTTGTTAATTGGAAATGAAACTGGTGGAAGAGCATTGATTACAATTAACGTAGCTAAATTAGAAGTTGCCGTAACAGCCGGCGCACCTTCAGGACAGAGATAAGGAATATAAATGGCAACATTAGATCGTAATACACAACAAAGTAGATTTGCAAGACCAAATGCAAATGCGGTAACATCACAGGTTGAACAATTAGCTCGTCAGTTAGCTGACCAAATTGTTCGTGAAAGAGAACAAGCGTTAACACGTCAACGTAATGGTAGAATTTATACGTCATTTAATACTGTTGATGATGTTCTAGCTAATAACGTTGAAACAGTAACACGTGGATTGTTTTATGGATCCGCTGGAAGTACTGGAAGCTTAACTACCTTCTTTACTTCATCAACTGCGACAGCAATTCAAAACACATATTTCCGAGAAGTGTATGCAACATCAGCAACAGATTCTGTTCCGCAATTTTCTATCGCATATGGACACTTTAATGGATCTGGCAGTGCTGATTTAACAGGTAATCTTAATAATGATACACCGAGCCGTGCTATTTACAAGCAATATGCTCAAATTTTATTACCACCAACAGATACTAAATTTACAATTAACGGTACTGATACTGATCATATTTATGTGATCAATTTTAATCGTGCTAGATTCCGTGAAAAATTAGATCCGGGAAATTTAGAAATTAATTTAGCTGGCTTATCTGGTTCTGTATTTGCAAATAATGTGCATACAGGTTCTAATGTAACGCCATTAAAAACTGGTAATACTGGGTATGGTGTTGTTCGTTTAATTGATGATTCATCATTAACTAGTGCAACTGTAGGTGAAGCTGGCCAAGTTTATAATATTGTTTCTGGTACTATCGATGAAGGTACTAGTATTTTTAATCCATCAAGTCCAGTTTATTTTGGTTTGATGTATCCACAATTTGGAATTGCAATTTTAAATGCTGATACATTAAATACATATGCTGGTTTTAATACTGTTACAGGTTCAGGAGTACAAGGTGATAATGCCATGAAGTTATTCATATCATTGTCAGGATCAATTGCTAACCATACTGCTCCGTCAGGTGATAATTATGGATTACAAGCTCGTTCAAGTGAACAAGTGAAATCAACATATTATTTTGTACGTGTAAAAAATGGTGAATATAACTATAGTAATAATCCATCATACGTAACTGGTTCATTAGGTCAGGTACGATATAGTACATTTATTAACGATCCTCAAACTTATATTACTACAGTAGGTTTATATAATGATCGTCGTGAATTATTAGCCGTTGCTAAATTAAGCCGACCATTACTTAAATCATTTACGCGTGAAGCATTAATTAAAGTGAAATTAGATTTCTAATAAAATGATATGCCAATACCAACAGTATTCCGGCCAGTTAGATCTAATGATGTACAATTAAGGCCATTTAAAGCATATAAAAGCTATACTATTAATAGTAATAGCGAATATTCATCTTCTGGCTATCGAGTACATAATGCTTTACATAACATACATGCTATTCATGTAGGAGATAATAGTTATAATTATCCGATAAATATTATTGATGGTACTAATCAACATGTCGTATGGAAAGGTATAAATCATAGATATTATCAATATCCATTTGATGCAACACGTTGTCATGAGTTAACTAACAATCGTGTCACAGAAAAATATTTACATTATTCTGCTAGTATATTAACATTACCATACTTTGACGTTGGCGAACAAATAAAACCAGGCATGGTTACTATATACGGAACACCTGTTAATACACAAATTACTTTAATAGATGATGGTAAAGGTAATTTACGTGATTCATATATTAATACATCAAGTTTTGCAAGTGCTAGTAATTTAATGTTTTATATGTCATTTAATGATGAGTTTCGTAAATTCGAAAAACAATTTGGAACTATATCTACTGGCAGTATTAAGTATATTTTGGATAAACAAGAGTTAAACGCTCAATGTCTTAACGTTGAAATTACAGGCGGTGTTTTAGATAGTAATAACATATTTTCAGGAATAGCATCTAAACACTCTGATATGTCGTATATTAAAGTTCCACATCATGCATTGTTTAATAAATTTAATAAAACTGATAATTGGTCAGTATCATTTTGGTATTATATTGATAGTGCAACGATAAACACGAATACAGGAGTTAGTATAATATCAAAATATGGATCAATTGATGAACCGTATATACCAAAAAATACAAATGTAAGAACTCTTAGACCAAGAAACTTTACGGTACCAGCATATACAAGTAATACAAGAGCATGGAACAAGTTACGTACACCTATACATATTGAATTAGTAAGTGGTAGTAGTACTGTAGTACAGTTTATAGCTAGTAATGGAACTAACTCAACTGTATTAAGTGGTAGTTGGGGCAATTTACAAACATGGCATCACTGTGCCATAGTAAATAATTCAACTAATGTTAAAATGTATATTGATAACACATTGGTTGATACTGATATATTGCCGATTGGCACTACATCAAATCTTGCTAATTTAATTATTGGCAATCACAATACTGTTAACAGTCTAGATTTTCCATTTAAACTAGATGAGATTCGATTTTATGATTATGCAGTTACAGAATCCGAGATAACTTCATTATCAAATAATCATTATTTATCTGGATCATTATATCAAACCAATGTAGCTGGTAATGTATTTTACCGTAACGGACAAATTGTAGTGTCATCACCATTAGGAAAGTACAATTCAGGTTCAGGCTTTTTTAATAATGAGTGGACTGTTCATGGAAAGGAACTCATACAATTTATGAAAATGAAGTAATGGTTAGAGTACCCGCAGACCAATTAAATTACACAATGAATCCAACTGCTACATATAGGCCGGCATCAACAGTTAACTCGACTAGTGATATTGAAAAGTATAATGGCCCTGGTGATTTATTTAAATCAATGTTTACCAGTAGCTTTGTTAGTCCGTATATAACAACCGTTGGATTATATAATGATAAAGCACAGTTACTAGCAGTTGGTAAATTAGCTCAGCCAGTACAAAAACGTGATGATATTGACATGAATATTATAGTACGTTGGGACTATTAATATTTATTAATAAAGGAAAGGTTATGGCATGGAATAGTAAATCGAAGATTAGATCGAATGCTATTAAATACGGTTATAGATCTGGGTTTGAACATAAAATTTCAGAACAATTGGAACAACAAAGTATAGATCCACAGTATGAAAAAACTGTAGTTAAATACACTGTTCCAGCTCGTGATTCAAAATACACAGTTGATTTCACATTACCAAATGGCATATTAATTGAAACAAAAGGACGGTGGATGCCAGATGACCGTAAAAAACATTTACTCGTTAAAGAACAACACCCGGAGCTTGACGTACGTATAGTATTTCAAAGTGCTAACAGTAAACTTCGTAAAGGTAGTAAAACTACATATGCAGATTATTGTGACAAGCATGGTATCAAATGGGCGGAGAAGACAATTCCACAGTCGTGGATTGATGAAAAAAAGTTGACAGAAAACTTGATCTTTTGAAAAAGTTTTTATAAATTCATTTATATAAATTTTCAATTGAATATTATGAGATTGAAACATTGTCAGTTATGATAATGCAAATATTAATTAATATAATAATATATAATGAGCAAGTTTACTATCATTAGTCTTTTAGAATCTGTCTTAGGTAAAGGTCGTAACACGACTAGTGATAACATTGCTTTTCATTGTCCATTCTGTAATCACCAGAAACCAAAGTTAGAAGTTAACATTGGTAATCAACATTGGCATTGTTGGGTATGTAACGTATCCGGCCGTAAGATTCCGTTGCTGTTTAGAAAATTAAATACATCCCGAGAAAAGATTGCACAAGCAGTTAAAGAATTTGAGCAGATTGAATATCGACCAACAAAAACTACAACTGACACGCCTGTAGTTGAGTTACCAAAAGAATATCACCCGTTATGGATAATGGATAAAGCAAATCCTGAGTATCGCAATGCTGTTCGTTATTTATTAAATCGTGGTATTACAATTCATGACATACTAAAATATCGCATAGGTTATTGTGAGAAAGGAGCATATTCTGGTAAAATAATTATTCCTAGCTATGATGCCAATGGAAGTTTAAATTATTTTGTCGGCAGAGCTTATTATGAATCTGATACCATGAAACATAAGAATCCAAAAGTATCAAAAGATATCATTGGATTGGAGTTACATATCAATTGGGATATGCCTATTGTATTAGTAGAAGGAGTATTTGATGCCATAGCCATTAAACGTAACGCCATACCATTATTTGGTAAAACAATATCAAATACTCTTAAGAAACGAATAGTTGAAAGAAAAGTAAAAACCATATATATCTGTTTAGATCTAGATGCACGTAAACAAGCTTTAGAAACTGCTGAATATTTCATGAGCAATGGAATAGATGTTTACTTTGTTGAGCTAACTGGAAAAGATCCTAGTGATATGGGATTTATTGAAACAAAACATGTTTTGGATTCTACATGTAGATTCTCAGAACAACAATTAATGCACGAAAAAATATTATGCGCACTATAGACATTGGATTAAAATCAATTGATAAGATTTTTCATATTGCAGACGTACATGTACGTAATGTGAAACGACATACTGAGTATGAACAAGTATTTAAACGCTTATATAAATACATTAAGAAACATAAAACTGATGGTAGTGTAATTTATGTAGCTGGTGATGTGGTACATGCTAAAACAGACATGTCGCCAGAACTAGTGCAAACAGTATCAGATTTTTTTGCAAATCTAGCTGATATTGCTCCTACATTAATTATTACTGGAAATCATGATTGTAACTTAAATAATTCGCATCGTCTAGATGCCTTAACACCTATAGTTAAAGCCTTGAATCATCCCAATATACACTATCTTAAAGACAATGGTATATACTGGGTTTCAAATGTACACTTTAACGTAATGTCGGTGTTTGAGAAGCCTGTAAATTATATAAAAGCTAGTGATTTTGAAGGTGAATATAAAATTGCATTACATCATGGAGCGGTAAATTCGGCTCAAACCGACATGGGCATGACATTGAGTAATACTCATGTTACCACAGAATTGTTCAATGGCCATGATTTAGTACTGTTAGGAGATATTCATAAACCTCAGTTTTTAAATACAGATAAAACTATAGCATATGCTGGTAGTTTAATACAGCAAAACTTTGGTGAAGGTTTGAACCATGGTATTATGGTTTGGAATCTTGCAACTAAACAATGTGAATTTGTTGAAATTGAAAATGATTACGGATATTATACATTTGATGTTGATAATGGTAAGATTCTTAACCCAGCAACTGCGATGCCAAAGAAGCCTAGAATTCGTATCAAAGTAAAAGATACAGATTCAGCTACATTGAAAACACTAGTTTCTGAAATTAGACAGCAATACAAAGTACAAGAAGTAACAATTCAAAAAGTTAATCCATTAGCATCTGTAACAGCCGGTAAGAAAATTTCATTTGGCAATGTGCGTGACGTTGAATGGCAGAATACTGTTATAACAGATTATCTAACAGATGAATTTGCATTAGATGATACAATGTTAGACACAGTTCGACATATTAATCGTACTGTATTTTCAAAATTAACTGATTCAGAATTAACTCGTAATGTTGTTTGGATACCTAAGTACTTTGAATTTAGTAACATGTTTAGTTATGGTGATGATAACCATATAGATTTTGCTAGCTTAAATGGTAGCTATGGATTGTTTGCTCCAAATGCATCTGGTAAATCTACATTATTTGATGCATTGGCATTTTGTTGTTTTGATAAATGTAGTCGCACAAGTAAAGCAGTACATGTACTTAATAATAAGAGTTCAAACTTTGCTAGTAAGTTTACATTTGAATTAGAAGATAAGACTTATGTAGTCGAGCGTAATGGTAAAAAGCAAAGTAACGGCCATGTTAAGGTTGATGTTGAATTTTATTATATAGATGATACTGGTAACATGACATCATTAAATGGCGATCAACGTGATTCCACTAATAAAATTATACAACAGTATTTAGGCGGCTATGAAGATTTTGTATTAACTGCATTATCATTGCAAAACAACAATACTGGTTTTATCGACATGTCTCAAAAAGATCGTAAAGATCTACTAAGCCAGTTTTTAGATATCAATGTATTTGAAAAACAATATCAAATTGCTGCTGATGATAGTAAAGATACAGCTGCATTGATTAGAGAATATAAGCGTACTGATTTAGGTAGTATCATTGCCGATGCAGAACAGACTATAACGCAAACATATGTTGTTTACAATAAATTACTAACAGAAAAAGAATCAATGGAGACAATGAAAGAAGATATCAATAAACAAATTATTGAACTTTCAACTCAATTACGTCCTATTGATGATAATATCAAACATCCAGATCAGTTACAAGCATCATATCATGCCATGTTAACAGAATTAGATACCATTAAACAAAATGCTGTATCTATTAAAAATGATATTGATTTGCAACAAAGCGTTGTTGATTCATGGAAGAGTAATGTTACTCAGTATGATATCACAGATATACGTAGTAATATTATTACCGAAGAACAAACTAAAAAACAATTAACAGAACTAACTACACGTACAGAATTATTAAAACAACAAATATCACATGCTACCCGAATGGTTGAAAAATTAGATAATCATAAATGGGATCCAAATTGTGAATTCTGTATGGCAAATCCATGGTTACATGATACACAAGTTGAAGCGGAAAAATTACCATTATTACAAGAAGATTATGATAACGTATTAATTGCTATTGCTGATATTAAAGTAAATTTTCCAGAAGTAAGTGCAAGTGATTTACTAACTGGTTATCAAACTGCTGAACAACGTTTACATTCTGAGGAGCAAAAGTTATCTGGGTTGACAAATAAATTAAATGGTGTGATGTTAACAGCACAATCACATAAAGATAAAATTACTCGTTTGGCTGAATTAATTAAAACAGCTGAGGATCGTATATCTGATATTGAATCTAATAAACAATTAGAATCAGAAATATTAGAATTGCAAGAAGAGATGAGTCAATTAACAACTGAGTTAAAACAAATTGATACTCGTATATTAGAATACTCTGGTAAAAAACATGCTGCTGAAACTGCAAAACAAAATGCATTACGTGATATAGAACGTTTGGCAGAACTAGAAGTACAATATAAAGGTTATGAATATTATCTTCAGGCTGTTAAACGTGATGGAGTACCATATCAGTTAATTGCTCGAGCATTGCCTCAAATCGAATCAGAAATTAACAATATCTTAACTCAAATCGTAGACTTTACTGTGATAATGAATACAGATGGTAAAAACATACATGGTTATATTGTATATGATACTGACAATTACTGGCCATTGGAATTAACATCTGGTATGGAAAAGTTTATTGCATCACTGGCAATACGTACTTCATTAATTAATATTACTAGTCTACCTCGTCCTAACTTCTTGGCTATTGATGAAGGTTTTGGAGTATTAGATTCTGATAATTTGAATAGCATGTACATGTTGTTTGATTATCTAAAATCGCAATTTGGTTTTATCATGTGTATATCTCATATTGATGCCATGCGCGATGTAGTAGACAAGCTTGTTGAGATTAAAAAAGAAAACGGATACTCTAAAATAAATTACTCATATTTATAAGAAAATGAGGACATAAATGCCGTTACGTAAAAAAGTCGGTTATTATGGATTACGTGATTTAAGTTATTCAATTATCGATACGAGTGAAAACTCACCAAACTTTTTTCGTATAATTGAATTTCCTGAAAAATTAAAAGCTGGTAAAAACTTAATTAAGTTAGCAGCTAATCGTGATAATCTAGTTAATAACAGTGAGATTCAAATTGAAATATTAGATTACAATGGTAATCCTATATACTATGAACCACTTCGATATATTGAAAAAGACGGTACACGTGTTATTGCTATTTATATATACCCGGATACATCACCTGGTGAATGCACAATATATTTAGCTGGTAGAGTATTATTTGATCCATCAACTGGTATTGAATATGGTTATAGTCAAAATTCAAATGATGCAAATTTTTATCAAGTTCCTAATGTGATATGGTCTCGTACATGTAATGTAGCACCAAATGCTGCTAATGATGTTGAAATTATATTCACCCAATATCCACGTGTAACTATATCAGAAATTATACAACCGTACTTACAACCAGTTAATAGATTCAACGTGTTTACACAAGTAACATCATCAGGAAACGCTGCCACCGTAACAGCAACTGCAGTTCTTAATAATTCTTCAACATTAACTGGAACTCAAGCCGAAGCAGTTGGACAAATTGGTCAAGGTAGTACATCGCCTGGCACGCCATCATTTGGTAAACAGTATTTTAACACAACCGGAACACAAACAATTTTATCATCAACGACCAACGCTACTACCATATCACCTATACTGCAAACACTTAATGGCTATTCTGTTATTACAACAGCCCAACCATTCTTCTTAGCTAGCATGACAAATGGACGTATGACAATTGTAAACCCACAAATATCAGTAGTATCATCAACCGCAGGTAAGAGTAATTTAATATATCCGGGTCAACAGTTTGATGAAACGACATTTGATTATGGATCTGGTACTCGTAGTTTAAGTGGCTCGTATGAATTTGCTATCACACAAGTAATTAACAGTACAACAGCTCGTATTGCACAAATAGCTGGTTTTGCAGATTTAGAATATGATACATTAGGTAGTTTCTCAGTACAGTTAAAGAAAACTACTGGTACTACAACTAGTACTAGATCTCCTCAAAGTTATGAAACATATACTGTTAATAGAATAGAGCCTACTAGTAATTTCACTGCCAGTTTTATACAACCTACATTAACAATTCAAACTGAAAATTCATCTAGCTTTGCTGATATCATATTATCAAATATCGAACCAGCAACCGGCGATGTATATCGTGTAAAAACATTGTTTAAGCCCAGTGGACAGTTTGGCGATTTCATAGACTTAGGCGATAGTATATTAGAACGCGCAGATGTATTAATTGATACACAGTCATTGGAAACTAACGTTACAGTTGGTGCCTATTATGAAAACTTTGGTATTTTTGAAAACTTAGCAGAAATAAATCAATATTGGACTGGTTCTGCATTAGGAACTATTTCAACAGCAACACCATTTACAATATCATATAATGTTGACACCTTAATAGGTGGCGCAAAAATAACTCCAACTACAACTGCATTTCAAACTAATGATGCTGTTGTATTCTCAATCAAACCTCAATACCAGCAACAATTATATGCCGGAACAGAATATATCGTGTTGTTTAATATAGCTACGGACCCTGATATAACTAGTTTTACAACAACGAATACCAATATACCAAATCCTAGACTTGATGTTTATATATCTGGTTCTGCCATTAATAAACAAGAAGCATTTACACGTGTAACTACTGGTAATGTTGAACCAGTAACTAATTTCAATGCTACTTTAAATGGAAACTTTCAAGACAATGGTCGCCTGGGTACTAGAATTGGTACATATGAAACTACCAATATTGGCGGTACCGTTGCAACGGTAACATTTAGATTTATTGCGGAAGAGGATGGACCGGTTGATCTTAAGTTTGTAACTCGTCGTGGATCATTTATATTAGGAGAAATTCAAGTACTTGCAAACAAGGAAACCGGATTTTCTCCTAATTATGTACGCATTAACAAAAGAATACCTACCGAACATCTTAATACGCCATTAACATTCAAATTTCAGTTTTTTAATTTCCGCGGAGATAAAGCTGATGCAGAAGCAATTGCATATGGTGCTATTTTTGATGGTGATAACACATACATTGACGGCGTAAACAACTTAATTACAGGTTCCATATTCATTAGTGATCAGATTGGTAGTGGTATGGAAATTGCCGGTACTAATTCTGGATTCATGAGATCAGTAGGTTATGAAGGATTTATATCAGCATCTGATCCGGCTAAAGGTGGAGCGGCTGGATGGATGATTTGGTCTGGATCTGTATTACCACAATCTGGTGATAACTATGGAGGTGTTGGTTTAGAACTGGTTGCTGATGCAGATAACTATTTACAATATCGTACATATCCTAATAGCATATTCATAGTTAAAGCTGAAACATTCTTTTTAGGCAGTTCAAGTCAATATCTGTCAGGCAGTAGCGGTAATATAGAAATATCGTCAAGTAATTTTCATTTAACTGCACAAGGTAATGTTACTGCTTCAAATGCATTGTTTACTGGTGTGGCGTTGGCAAATATAATACGTGATAAAACTGTTGTAATAACAGCTGCTAATTCTAGTAGCTACTTTGACACATATGATTACAATAGCGTACTTTTTAGTAATCAATTTGCATACTGGTTACGATTAGATGGTAACAATGGCGGAGAGCAAGTACGGCGTGTGACAATTAATTGTGATTTACTATACCCTCTAGGAAAAATTTCATTTCCTCAATTAGGTAATAATGCTAGAGTTGATATTGTTATAGAAAATAATGTAGCCGGTAATCAAATTTTAGATATATTTAATATCGAAAAAGGTACTATAACTAATCCTGCAGTAGTAACATTACCTGCCGGGGCTGTAATGCAACTTGCTTCTGTATTTCCTGGTACGTCACAAACAGATTGGAATTGTATTGGCGGTAGTATACAGCCATTCTCTGGATATACATATAAACGCGGTGTAATTGTAACAGGTTCGTTAGAAGTTACGGGTTCATTAATAATGAACAACAATAAGCAGTTTAATCATGGA